TATCCAACTAGTGTTGGCTCAAAGCTATCTACAAAATTGGGCCGATACTTTAACTGTGTTTGTAGAGTGGACACTAAGAGTTCAAGCAAAGGCACAGAACGTTCTCTAAGAACTGTATCAGATCATAGAATGGATCTTAAAGTTCCTGCGTTAGATATATTAGAACCTAACACAGAGCTTGATCTTGCGAAATTGTTTGATGCAATTCAAGGGAATGCGAAGAAGAAGTTGTCAAAACCAATGTCAAAATAGGAGGTATATACCATGACAGGATCAGACGTAAGTGACTTTTTAAGCATGTCACCAAATGAAGTACCACAAACGGTTACTTTACCAGAGGGTAGTTACGATTTTGTAATTACTAGCTATCGTTCAGACAGAGTAGGTGAAAACCAAACTCCGTTAGTGAAGATAAATGTAAAAGCTACAGGAGTTATCCAATCAGATTTGGATGCGGCTGATATAGCTAATGCAGAACCAACAAGACTGGAGTATTGGGCAACACCTAATGCTATGAAACAAAAGAATCCAGCGATGTCTTTGAAGAGCTTCTTAACAGATGCTTTAGAGATGGATCAGGATCAATCTTTTGGAGAGTTGCTTGAACAAGCAATCGGCCAGTCCTTTTCTGGTGTTGTGAAACACGAGATGGTTGGTAAGAACAAAGACATATTACAAGCTTCTATTAAAAAGATTATTAATAAGTAGTTTGTGATAGCATGAGTGAGTACGCAGTACATAAGCGGGTTGAGTCACAGGTTCCAGATTCTGGGAATTCTATTTGCATAGTTTTAGAGTATCCTACGACTACCGAATCTAGACTTAACAAAATAAATACAGGAGGCATACAGCAAGTATTGAATCCTATGTGCGCACTCGCAGGCATAGACGTACAATCTGTTATGCTCACTCATGCATTTCAACTGAAGCCAGCACAAGAAAATGCTCAGTTCTTTTTCCATAAGAGGAATGAGTATAAGGCTATCAAGAAAGAAGGGGAGTGGCAATCAAACTATTCTCCTTCTCAATACGGATTTTTAAAACAAGACTATGAACAAGATATTGAAAGACTATACAAAGAGATCAATGACTTTAATCCTAACATTATAATTACAATGGGTGGCTTAGGTCTATGGGCATTAACAAACATTGATAAGATAGGATCTTACAGAGGAGCATTAACATATTCAAACGTAGGTAAACTAAACAGACCATACAAGATCATGCCAACATACAGTCCGTTTGCAGTTCTTAAAAACTATTCATTCAGACCTACAGTAGTGAGTGATCTAAAGAAAGCAGGACAAGAATCTACAACTAAAGATATAGAAAATACTGAAAGAGAAATATATATAGAGCCTACTTACGAAGAGGTTATACAATTCTTTAAAGAATGTAGAGAAGAAAACAGTAAGGACAATCCTTTATCATTTGATATTGAGACAGCAAGTGGTGAGATAACTTGTATAGGATTTGCTCCATCACCTAAACGATCAATGGTCGTACCATTCAGAGACATCACAAAAAAGTCTCAAGCATTCTACGATTATACTACAGAGATAACTATCTGGAAAGAGATAGCTGACTTATTACAAGATGAAAAGATAACTAAGGTAGCACAGAATCAAACTTATGATGTGTCTTGGTTAAGTTATAAATACGGAATAGATGTAGCAGGAACTGTACATGATACCATGCATGCACAACATTCTCTCCAGCCAGAAATGGAAAAAGGATTAGGGTTCTTAGGATCTATCTATACCAATGAAGGAGCATGGAAAAACCTTACAAGTTTTTCTAAGAGTACCAAAGCAGAGGAATAAACTTTTATGAAACGTCCCCAATACTTTGCGGCCAAGCCGTTAGAGGAAGAGTACATTCCAATAGAGAATGAAGTAGTATTGTGGCGCTCAGTACTTGATCAAGCTATGCAAGATATAGCATACACTGGTAGAGACAAAGAGTATATAAAGTTTAGAGAAGATGCAATCGAATGGTTGTTTAATGATGAAGAAGATTTTGAATTGATATGTGACTTTGCTATGTTAGATGCAAAGAAATCTAAAGAAGAGTTTTATTATATAATGGGGGTGACAAATGACAAGCGTAAAAGAACTGACTGAGTTGTTTAAAAAAGTAGAAGAAAGATCAAAGAACGATCCAGTAAACTACCCATCCCACTACAACAAAGGAGGCATAGGATGTATAGATGCAATCAAAGCCTGCCAAGGAGATGGATTTAAATACTACTTACAAGGATCAGCCATGAAATATTTGTGGCGTTATGAACACAAGAAGAAACCAATACAAGATTTAGAAAAAGCTAAATGGTTTATTAACAAACTTATTGAAACCACACAGGAGAGGGATGATGAGGATAATAAAGAACACGGAGATAGCAACTCAAGAGTTAAATAAGGAACAAACTCTTTGGGTATATTGCGGACTAGACTGCTCACTCACCAGTGAGATATGGTCAAAGCTATCAAAAGAATTAGACGATACAACTAAGAATACATATCAGTTCGAACTTAACAGTTTAAAGCCTGCACTCAGTATGATGTTGCGTGGACTAAAGGTTGATGAGATGAAGGCAGGAGTAATCCGCGCCCCCCTTGTCAAGAATAGAGTTAAGGTTGAGCGCATGTTAAACTTGTTTGCTAATGCAGTATGGGATAGAGATCTTAATCATAACAGTCCTTTACAATTAAAAAGTTTTTTATATGAGTGGCTTAACCTACCGCCAGTAATTGCATACACTAAAGGTAAACAAAAAGTATCAACAGATAAAGAAGCACTAGAACATCTATGCAAAGAGTATCCACGTGCTAGGCCATTCTGCAATGCTATACTATCTTTGCGTGATATAGATAAACAATTAAATATTTTAAATTGTGAGCGAGATGATGATGGTAGATTGCGTACATCATTTAAAGTTGCTGGCACTGAGACAGGTAGGTGGGCAAGTTCAGAAAGTCCTTGGGGCACAGGTACTAACCTACAGAATATTACAAAAGATATGCGCGAAATATTTGTACCCGATGAAGGTAACGTATTGTTTTATGCTGACTTAGAACAAGCAGAGTCTAGAGTTACAGCTTACGTTGCTGGAGATGAGGGTTACATTAATGCGTGTGAAGGTGAGGACTTACATACCCAAGTAGTTAAAATGGTATGGCCTAATATGGGTTGGTCTTCTGATCTTGCACAGAACAGAGAGCTGGCTGATCGTCCATACATAGGACAATTTAGCTACAGAGATATGTGTAAGCGAGCAGGTCATGGAACTAACTATGGTCTATCAGCTACATCTTTAGGTAGACATCTGAAGATAAAGATCTCACACGCAACGAGGTTTCAATTACTTTACTATGGTGGAGTGATTGCGTTGTCATCACTGGAGAGATGGCACAAACAAGATAAGGAAGGTGGTTTCCAAGAACTAATTGATGGGGGCACGATAATAGGGACTGGTCCATCTTCCTTAGTCAGAATACATGGAGCATTTCCAGGGATACGTAAGTGGCATGATGATACTGCGAAGCAGTTGCAACTAGAAGGCACACTTACTACACCACTAGGTAGACGTAGACAATTCTGGGGTAGACTAGATGAGGCTACTACATTACGTAAAGCTATTGCTTACGTACCACAATCTACTATTGGTGATCTATTAAACATAGGTTTATACCGTGTGTGGGATGAACTAAAAGATGACAAGGTAGAGGTACTAGGACAGGTACATGATGCAATCTTGGGACAGTTTCCTATTGGTAAAGAAGCTGAGGTTATTCCTAAGATACTAGCACGTATGAAGAATCCTATGCAAGTAAATGGCAGAGAAATGATAATCCCTTCTGATTGTGAGACAGGTCTCGATTGGAAGCATATGAAGAAATGGAAACCACATGAGTAGAAATTATGCAGACTTTATACAAGCATCAGCAGATGCTATTGAAGGTAGTCCGATACCTAAACCTTTTGCACAGTGGAGTGCGTTAAGTGCTGTAGCTGGTGCTATGGGCAGACGTGTGTGGTACTCAATGGCTAACTATGATATTAGATCTAACAACTTTATAGTTTTAATTGCCCCACCTGGTAGGAACAAATCAGTAAGTTTAATCTTACCATTCACAAAAGTATTCAGCAAATTAACTACACCAGTAGGTACTACCGAAGATGACCAGAACTTTAACTCTGGATTAGATCAGTATGGCTTACGTAATTATCCTTTGTATGTAGTACAAGATAGAATTACGCCAGAAAAATTAGCAGTAGACATGACTAAGATTACTAGATTAGATCTGCGTTTATCTTCTCCTGCAATGGATGAGTTCTATGACTCGTCTGTGACTTTAGTTA